TTACAATCCACATCCTGAAGATATGGCAAACATTTTTGGTCTTGAACTTCAAGAACAGATCGAAAAGAAACTCCAGGCCGCGACAAGTCTTGACTTGCCGTGGACATGTAGACCTCTTCAACCGGCTCCGTCCGCCGAGGACCGAAAGGCAGCCGCCCACTGGGGCTGCGTCGTGTGGAGTGCCTTTTTCCGCGCACTCACGCTCAGAACACAGAACACTGTCAGTGGTTCCGAAGGGCAACGTCGACCTGACGCCCCGGAGGACCACGAGTACAATGTAGCCGTGTGCACCCGATTCGGAGAACTCTATCTCGACTCACCGATCAACGCTGTAAAGTATGTGAAGTTTCACACCACTTATTTAACAGCGAGATTGCTTGGTCAGCCTGATTCTGAATTACCTGGGTGTCCTTTTCCTCTGATTCCAAAAGAGAGATACGGCTTCTTCGTGACGTTCGGCTGGGCCAAGAACAGGATTCGCACCCTGCTTCGCACCGGCGTCATCGAGGATCACATGAGTCTCCCTGATCTTCGTTTCCGTGTGGGTATTGCACTTGACCTTCTGCTCTCCAAGACAGGTCGCCCCGCGGTCTCTGAGGCTTTTGTGAACAAGTCCCTGGATGATACTTTCGACAGCTTAACCAGGCCAGTCGCGCCCCCTAGCGACGAGAAGCTGCAAATACAGGACAGGATCTGTGAACGATTGGACAAGATTTGTAAGAGAATCTTTCGTGGGAAGACCTTTGAACCGACGGATGTCTTACCATCCCTCAACGCCAGCTTCAGTTCGGCAAAGGCCACGGGTGGTGGCTTCGCAGGACTCCTTAGTCGCTGGGCTGAGAACTTCCTGATAGAGCAGGTGGCGAACTCAGGTAAGTCGTGTATTCCAGAGAGCTGGGACTCTAACACACCGTTCGATGACCTTATTGAATGGCTTGTGGACCCGGTGTCCGGTGACTCTCCAGTCGTGAAGGTAACTTTCCGAGATGGGGGACTGCAGACCGAAAGGACTGTACCTCTGATTGGGAAGGATCTCCTGCCGAGCTGGCGCAGGTTCATTGAATCGCAGGTGGACGCGGTGGTTCTGAAAGGGACTATCGACGCCAAACCATTTGCCATCAAAGAGCCGGACAAGGTTCGTACGATCACCATGCAGGAAGAGGAAGCAACACTCTTCGCCCTGATGATGCAGAAATTCATGCACCATGCATGCCGCAATACTGCTCCCCTCCAGTTCATGGGGAAGCCTCTCAGTACTGAGGAATGGGCAAAGCATTTCTCCCGACCCCTCGTCGGGACACAGAAATTTTGCTCAGGTGACTACGAAGCCGCTACAAACAACCTGGATCCGAGGATGTGTAACGCAGCGTGGGACGCAGTGTGCCGGTACACTCGTATGCCTACGGGTGACTCGATGATCGGAACGCCTTGGCACAGACTGGGGAGACTTGACCTCACAGGTCATATGTTTCACATGAGTCGCAAGGGGCCCAACGGACATGTCAAACGCGACGCAGAGCAGACTTGGGGACAGATGATGGGGGCTCCTACGAGCTTCCCGATTTTGTGCCTGATAAACTTGGCGGCGAGTTCCTTGGCATTGGGCTTATCCATCGAGGAGATTTTCGCTCCGGACTGCCCGATCTTGATTAACGGGGACGACATTGCATGTGTTGTGGATGATGAGACCTATCCACGGTGGGAAATGTACACTGCCGCAGTGGGACTGAAGAAGTCGCTGGGCAAGAACTATGTACACCGCCGCTTTGGGATCATGAACACTGAGTGTCGCCTCTGTGAGGTCAGGGACGGGAAGTTGCACTGGGAGTATCTCGGGTACCTCAACCAGGCACTGCTCACGGGTTTCGAGAAGAAAGGTCTGACCGCGGGAGAAGATCTGAAGCCACTGATGGGATGGTGGGATCTTGGTCCAAGAGCGCGAGAGTTGGTTAATGGGTTGCCGAAGAAGATGGCAAGCCGAGTGCTGAAGTTGTTCATAGACTATCACTCGGTCATCCTTGGGGGATGTCCCAGGAATTGTTCGTGGTGGTTGCCTGAGCAGCTCGGGGGGGTGGGACTTCCCGTTCTGTTCGAAGATCGTCTTCCTTCAGTGGAGAACCTGAAGACGGCAACCTACCTGATGACAAGGACTTTTCAGGAGCGTCAAAAACTCTTGGGATCTCCTTCGAAGGGTAAGAAGGGGTTTGTATCTCAGCTTCTCGCTGACTCCGCTTCTTACTACGAACTTTTCTGTCCACGTGTGGAAGAGGGGCTCAGCAACATGGAACTGATGAGGGGAGATAGGGGCAACCAGGTGGCCGAGGAATCGGACATCGGGTGCAGCCTCCGCCTCGCCTACGTTCTTCACAAGTTCCTCCTGAGGCGACTGGTTTGTCGTGACGACCCGAAGTGGTCCATCCTGCGTGGCGAACAGCGTGCCGTCGACTTCCCCCAAGCGGGTCTCTCTGATGAGAAGATAACCGCGGAAGTAGTCGAAATTGCACGTCTCCGTTTGAATCGCAAGAGGGAACGCATCGTGGTGAAGGCGAACGCGACCGTCGAGGATCATAACCATCTTTGGGACTCACCTGATACGATGCTCTTTTATATCGATCAATGGGGTCTGAAGTTCGGTTGTGAGACTTGGCGCAAATGTGCATATGTTCATGCGGCAGTTGGCCATGTGAGCATGTGTGATCCTAATGCGGTCCAACCGCATTTCGGTCAGGTCTTGGTGGGCCAGGCTCCTGGAGGGGCTAATGGGCTACCTGGACAGTCGCGTCGTCGTCTTCATCTTGTCGGACTCGTGAAGGCTCTCACCTTCAAGAGTACGGAGAAGACCGTTACGGATTTCAGCTGCCTGAGGGGTGTTGCAACACCGACCTGGTACGACCTGAGCGACAGTGAGGCCGTCCAGCTGTTCGGGATGCCCGGCAGGTATGAGTGGGAGGGTTTGGGACATTGATGGACTTCGGTCCATCGAGTGGTACGTGGGGAGACTTGAGATTCGGCCTAACCACCCGGGTTCAAGAACAAACCCAATCTTCTTCGACTGATCATCGAGGAGGTGTCCTTCCGTGCAGCGCAGGTCAGGCTGTACGTACTGCTTATGTTTTCGGAATCTAGCACGCCGCTGATCGCGGACCACCTTGAGAAAGTGGCTTTGAACGTGTTTGAAACCGAGGCGCCGACACCAGGCGG